CCGCCCGCGTCAGTGTTTTAACTGTGGTTTAATCTTGACTTGAGTTGCAGCTCTTCTTCGCATTCGGATATATTGACCGAATCAAAGGAGCCCGCTCATGCCTGTTGAGATTCAAGCCGCCTACGTCAAAGCCATCGACCAAAGCTCGTTCGGCTACGCCATCACCTGGAGGGTGGACGGCGAAGAGAAGATCGAGAACCTTGATCGGGAAACGCGCATGTACTTTCCCAGCGAGGCCGTTGGTGCCGCCGAAGAGGAACGCGTCGAAGCCATGCGGGTGGGCGTAAAGTTCGATCTACGCCGCTCATTCGAGAACAAGCGTCAGTGGCTCGGTTGCTCACCCGAAGACCTTACGGCGGCTATCGACGGCTGGGATGGGGAAGTTGCGGTCGTTAATTAGGTAGGTAGCCCGCTGTGTCGTCATCCTCCGGCCCGGTGAACGGCAGGGTATGGCTTAGCCTCTCCAGCGGGTCGCCCTTCTTGGGTACGCTGTCGATGCCGTTATCCTTGAGGAATTGACGGACCACGGAAAGATCGGATGCGGTCGCGGTCTTGCTGTTCACCCGCTCCAGCAGCTCGTTGGCAAGTGCGGAGTGGAGGTCAGCCATAATCTTGGCTAGGTCACTCATCGGAATAGTCCCTGTATCTGGTCCGCGAACGCGGCAACTAGAGCGATAAGAACACCCCAGGCTATTCCAAGGAACTGCCAAACGCCCCGCTTCTGCTGGACCATTGCTTCAATTGATGTGATGCGCTCCTCATGATCTGAGAGAGCTTCGTCGGTTCGGGTTTGATTGGAGAGCAAGGCATCCACCTTGCCCTCAAGCCGCCCCAACATCAGGTAGAGGTTGGAGTTGTCTTCCATCAAAGAGATGCCTTGATGATTAGATTGGACTGGGCCGCGCTCGGGAGAGTGGTGTAAACGCCAGTCGTCTTTGTCAGCAGCATAGCAATGATGCCGTTAGCGCCCATCCGGACATAGATGTTGGCATCGTCTGCCCACATCGACACGCCATAGCTGGTGCCGCTTCCTGGATGGTCGGCATGATTGTTGAGGAGGACCTCATCAGCCCCCGAGGTGTAACCCGCGAAGGAGCCAGCCGCAGCGGAAGGGGTCCAGTAGGCGCTGATATGAGTTGGCTTCCTGGGGAGGCCGTGCGGCAAAGTAAGGAGCCCGCCGAATGTGACGATCTGCGGGAGACTGGAGAACGAGCTGTTCTCGACGCGTGAGGCGAGAGCGGTGATGTCGTCCGTAAGTTTCGCGACTTCGATTTGCGCCGCCGTAGCCGCACCTTCATCATAAGCTTTGATGTAATAGGTGACGGTCATGTTCGCAGGGCGTGTTTCCTGCGCGGTTCGAGCTGCACGAGACAGGTCGAAACTCAGGCCATAGGATACGGCGGTTCCACTGCCCCCACCCCTAGACCAAGAATCCAGTCCCGCCCCAGTCCCTAAGAACGGGCCATTGCCCTGGTTGTTGGGCGTACTTCCGGCGAGCGTGGCGGTGACGTTCTGCATCGCATCCGTCTGAACGCTCCCGAAGGTTCTGCCAGCGTCTCTCGTCTGGCTAGGCGACCATTGCCGCTTGAACAGAGCGTCACCGTTGGGCATCACCGGGTTACCGGCACCGTTCAGCTCCCATCCATTGGCGATACCAAAGGCCCGGAGCTGTGGGTACGCGGGGCTGATCTCCAAGCCTGGAACGACCTTAAGAAAGCCGGGAATAGACGTTGAGCCGTTACCATAAACGTCGATCACCGTACCCACCGGGAGGGTGCTGATCTTCGAAAGAAGAACGTCGATCTCGCTCTTGGTGTAGAACCTAGCTGGGTCGTATTGTGCCGCCGCCGCTGCGCTAGACGCGGCCTCCCCCGCCTTGGTTGCGGCGGTGTCGCGGTAGCCCTTAGCCTCCAAAGCTCTTGCCGCTGCATCGCTTGCTTTGGTAGCCGCTTCGTCGCGGTATGTTTTGGCATCGGCCACTTTCGAGGCGACCTCCGCCGCCTTATTAGTCGCAGTCGTGGCGCTCGCGCGGGCATCCTGGGCCTGGGCTTCCGATGTCGTCTTAGCTGTATTTGCGGATGAAGCAGCGGATGCAGCCTCGTTCGCCTTAGCGGTCGCTTGGGCGAGTTGAGAAGCCATGTCAGTCTTGGCCCAAGCCTTGGTCACCGCGTCCTGATCATTCACAGGGTTCGCAACGTTGGCGATGCGCCGATAGATAGCCGAGAACTGCCCGTCCTCGGTTACTGCCATGGATGCTGCGCCCTGGTCGAATGCTTCCTGGGAAAGGAAGAAAGATTGCAGCGTGGAAGTATTGAGATCGGACTGCACGAGAGTGGAGCCATCTGTAAACGTAACTAGCCGTTCGAGCCGAGGCGTGGTGCGGCGCACTTCCACCACGGAGCCCGGAGGCGGCGCAGTAGTCGTGCGGACACGATAGGTATCAATCCAACTGAACGGAACAGCTACCCCATCAACCCGGACGGCCACATGGGACTTCGAGAGGTATTCGCAAGGAACATCGAAGTTTCGATTGCTGCCATCCCCTTGGGTATGGGCATATGAAAGAGGCATTTAAGTCTCCAAAACGAGAAAAGCCCCCGCCACGGGTTGCGTGACGAGGGCCATGAGGTTTTTTAGGGTTGGCGTGGTTATTTCTTGGGGGACCACTCCGGGAGTGGACTGATCACCGTCGAGAGAAGCTGGGCGATACCGTTGAGGTTCTGGAACGGAAGGACGCGAGCTAGCGTTCGGGCATCCGCCTGGGAGAAAGCCTTCCCGTGTAAGGATTGACCGGCTACACCCAAGACCTTGATGCTGCTGTCCACGAGGTCCGCTGAGGGGTTCCCGAAGATTGCATCGGAGCCCAGGCCGGTGGAGCGGGCATCAAAGATCGGATGCTCCTTCTCACGGAATGGAGAAGCGAGGGTGTCAATCGCCATCGGCATGACACTCGCCCAGGAGGAGTTCTGGATACCAGCAGCCGCGAGACTGCCCAGCGATAGCCGCTCCTCAAGATATTTCTCACGATCACTTCGCCCGACCGAGCCTGCGTAGGTCCGCATCATGTAGGACATAGAGGCCGCGAACGTGGTGGTTAGGAACGCCGCTGCGGTAGCGGTATCCCGGAAGTTCAAGCCCTGTAGCGTCTGCTTCGTATAGGCTGCGAGGACGAAGGACCGGAACTGGAGGAACGTCCTTGCCAGAGGCGCGGACATCCACATGGCCATCTGGCCGATGTCATTCTCCTGGATGATCGACCGGCTCAGTCGGAACGCAGCCGTCTCGAAGTTTGCCACGGCTTCCCGGTCGGCCCACTTGCCGAGGTTCAGCGCCTTGAGCCGCCCCTTGTCGAAGGTCGCGTGATTGCGGATATTCTCATAGATCGCCTCGGCCCTACGCTCATCCAGGGCGAGAGCCTCCAGGCGGCGGGGGTTCATCTTGGTGCGGCCCTGGGCCATCAAGGCGAACTTGTTCATGATTGAACGGCCAGTCCAACGCTGGAGCGCGGTGTTCACTGGAGCCATACCTGACATCGCGGACACCGCCCGCTTGCCCTGGTGGAGGAAGTCATCCACCTTCTCCAGGACCGGGTTGTTCCAGGTATCGAGCGGGTTATCGAACACGTCCTCCCTGCGGTGGGTGGCATGGCGAACCCAGTCAGCACCGCCGCCCGTGATGTCCTCCCATTCCTGGGCAAGAGTATCATCAAGCTTCCCGGTCTTCGCATTGCGCCACATGGCACGGAACGAAGGGACGTTGGTGAAGGACGCTTTGAGCCCGAGCTGGGAGACCGTGTTCATGGCTTCAGAGAGCTGGGCGAAGCCGACTTGCCCCATGACGCGGACGAAGTTGTAGTCGCGGGCCATCCGGAGGAACTGGTTCCAATCGGACCCCTCGTTCCAGGTGGGCTTGCCAACGATGGTGTTATAGACCCAGTTGAGCCGGTCAACGTCCTGCTTGGTCTTGCCCTGGATACCCTTCTGGTCCCCCACGTCGCGGACCTTATCCATCAGGGTATTCCATTCGCCATCCGAGGTTACCCCCTGGACGAAGTATTCATCCGCCATGTCGCCCGGTTGCCACTTCGGGTTCTTGATCTCCATCCTAGCCATGGCAATGCGGCCCGACATTTGCCGGGAGTAGCTGCGAAGGAGAGTATCCGCATCGTTGATGAAGAGGTCGGAGATGCGAACGAACTTCGCCCCGGCGTCCCCATTGGAATACGGGAGCATCGCACCGAAGTTCTCGTCATAGAACATGCGGGACTTGCCGTGACGGCTGGCACCGTCCTTCTTCCCCGGCTTCATGTGACCGATAAGGGTATCGATGTCGGCCTCGGAAAGGTCGGTGTCCTGGATGAGGTTCGCCTTGAGGGCGTCCAGGTCTTCCCCCGAGAACGCACGGGACATCTGCTGTAGCTCGCCTGCGGAAAGGGAGTGGAGCTTCTTGATGTAATTGTAGGCGAACTTGTCGGCCAGCTCTTCGTTGATCTCGTCGTTCACCTCTCTCATTGCCCGCGATACGAGGCCCGAGAGGGTCTTGTGCCCGAACTTCGTGAGATGGTCCTGGATGGACCCGAGATCGAAGATGCGCGGAACGTAGTGGTCATTCCGGGTGAGGCCCTCGAAACCCCGAACGGCCCGCATGGTGCGACCGTCGATAACCCCAGGGTTCGCCGCAGTCTCGGCATAGGTGCCCAGGATATCCTTGAGGACCGCTCCCTGGGCTTTCACCGCAGGGTCATAATCCACCATCAGGTCATGATCGCGAACGTAGGCTGTCACCTGTTGATGGAACTCATCCCGGCTCGCATCCGGATTGCGCTCCCTAAACTGCTTCCAGTTGGCTTTATTGGAGGACGCCCATTTCGCCTCGGCCCTTCCGTGGAGGAGAGCCTGGACCTCGGACGCGCCAATGGGGGTGATGCCGCTTTTGTTGCGGGCAGCATCCTCAACGATCACGTTGCCGATCATCGACGTGAGATCGTTCTCGGAACTCTTGAGCGAGTACGCGCTGTCGAAACGAAGACCACCCGCGTCGAAGACATCGGGCCTTTCAGCGTCCCGCACGATGTCAGCGGTATCGAACCTCAGAGGTTCCCTGGGGTTCACCTGCATGGCACCCGCTGTCGAGCCACCGGGCGGTGACATGGCCGTGCCATTGTGCATGTTCCGGCCAATCTTCTGGAATTGCTGGGCTTCGGCCAGGGTCGCCGGGTTTTTCGCCAGGGCACCAAAGGCACCCCCGAGGAGCATGCCGGTTCCCACCCCCCACCAAAGGTCGGCTTCCTCGGCGGTGGGCTTGTTCGCATAAAGGATGCCTTCCGAAACAGCGGCACCGGCCCCACCCTCAGCAGCCGTTAGGGCTACCTGCCCGACCTTGCCGAACCTAGCGGCCACCGCAGCCGGTGCCCCGGTGCCAAGCGTAGCTGCGGAGATACCAGCAGCAGCGGCCCAGGCGAGCGGGTCGGTTACCCCTGCGGCCACCCTAAGGCCCACACCACCCCAACCGAGGGAGGCTAGGCGTTGCTCAGCTTCCATCTGCTTGACCAGGGAGTTCCGCATCCCTTCGGCATGGACCAGGGATTGAGCGTCACCGAAGCGGTCCCAGTATTGCTCCGGGATACCCTTGGTAAGCTCGTCCATCGTCTTGGGGTCAAGCCGGAAGTTAGGGTCAGGCTTCGCCTCGGGTTTGTCCTGCCAGATAGCCGAGAGCGACCAATCGGTGTTCACGGCGTCCTTCACCCCCTGCCAGATGGTCGTATCAGGCAAGGCATCCTCGCGGGCCTGGGCGGCAACGCGGTCCTCCTCCATCGTGGTCGGGAGGACAGGCTGGGTGCTGCTCATGACGGACACGGTGTTCTCGGGAGAGCCCACGGTGAAGTTGGATTGCGGCTGGTCCGGCCCAGGGTTTGAGAAGGTGAGCCGCGTGGGCTCCTTGATATGGGTCGCCGGGACGCCGTGGAAGGCATCACTGAGCCACTTGGGCGCATTGGCGCTATCGCCGTTAGCACCCCATACCGTGGGGGAGCCAAAGCCGATGTGCATGGAGCCGGGTTGCATGTAGCCCTGGCCCGCGCCGAAACCGGTTACGCCTGAGGCCCTCGCCTTCCGGACGATATCCTGGAACACAGGGACATCCTCGGGCCTTGCCCAGTCTAGCTTCCTGCCATCCTTGTAGAAGAAGACATCAGCGGCACCGCCGTGGTCGTGTCGGACGGAGCCAGTACGACTCCCTTTGCCTTGCGAGGCCTCAGCCTTGGTGACCTGCCCACCGCTGAAAACCTCCATCTGGATACCCATGTCTTCCAGGAAGCCGAGGGAGTTCACCAGCCGGGGGTCAAGCGGGAGGTTGCGCTTAGCCGCGCCGTTAGAATACCGGAGCCATGCCGGTGTGTTTGAACTTGCCATTAGGGTGTCCTTAGAAATGAAAAGGACCACCCGAAGGTGGCCCGATTAGGGGAAGGAACGCTTGCGCATGACCTCAATCCGCCGTGCCCGTTCCTCCTGGATAGCCTTGATGCTGTCCTGGGTTTCGGCCTGCTGATCGATGACGCCCTGCTTGATCTCGTCCTTCCTTTCCTGGTCGAGCTGGTAGAGTGAGCGGAGATCGATGTTCGCTCGGTCTGCATGCTCGACGGGATACTGGCCGGTTTGGTGGACGATCATCCAGCCGTTACCGTTGGTCGCTGGCCGGATGGTGAGGTCGTCTGCGTCAACGCCTTCCGTCTCCCCGAAATCCTTCACGTACTTGTCGATGGCGCGGGTCGCGAGTTCTGCGAAGTTCGGCGGGGTGTCCTTCCCAGCGGTGTAGATGAAGTTGCCCTTGACCTCCGTGTGGGTGGCCTCGAAGCGTTTCTTAGCCTCTTCCAGGGCGTCATCTGCACTCATCCCGTTCTGTGCATAGAACTTCCCGAGACGGCCGATTTCGTTGGCAACGTAACCCTGGTTTTTCGGGGTGCTACCGAACCAACCGCCAATGCCGCCATAGGTGATCGACTTGACGCGGGTATCGATCTGATCAAACCGCTGTTGTGTCCCCGCCCCTTGGAACTTCGAGGGGTCGGAAGTCTGCATCATCGCGGTCTGCATCGCCTGCTCGGGCTTGAGCTTCCCGTATTGGGTGGCAACGCGATAGGCTTCATAGAAGTCCCGGTCTGCGCTGTCCTTGATATGCATTTCGAGAAGCTTCGGGTTTGCAGCGTGGAGCTTCATGTAGAGATCAACGCTGTCCTGGAGCGCAGGCGGAACCTCGCCACCTGATAGGGTGAACTGGGTTGCCGACTTAGGCCCCGCGCTGAGGACATGCTCCCACTTTGGGTTCCTCAGGTTGCCGACTGAGAAGGTCTCCACCTGCATCCCGAAGGCTTGCTCGGGGGTCGCCTTGCCCTTCGTCACCAGCCATTCCGACTGATCAACAAGTCGCTTGGCAGCGGCTTTCTTCTGGTCCTCGACCGAGATCGTCCTTGTTTCGCCGGTCTTGGTGGGGACCGTGACTTCCTCGATATAGGCCCCCATGCCCTTGGTAACGGCCTCGACGTTACGGGAGGTCACGTCTTCCTCGGCCTGGGTAGCGGCTCGTTCAAGGGCGATCTTGTGTTCCGCCTTGGCCAGTTCCCTCGCCTGCTGTTCGTTGTAGGTGTCATTCTGGTTGATCAGGGAGAGAACCTGAGCTTCCGAGAAAGCGCCCTCGTTCGACCGATGCCAGGACAAAAGCTCGTCACGGTCGAGCTGGCCCTGTCGAGCCTTGTCCCAAAATCCCATTCGGGCGTCACGGGTAGTCTCCTCGGCCTGCTCGTGGTTCTGCCTCTTGGCCATGTTCTGGATGCGGGTGGCATCCGCCTGGAACTCCCGGTTGGAAGCCAAGGTGCCCAGGACAGTGCCATCAGCGCCCTTCCGGTCGGAGTTCAAGATGGCGTTGACCATCTCGGTATCGCCCTTGGCGGCGAACGCCTCAGCCAGTCGGACCATCTCCCGGTCCTGCTCCTTGAAATCCACATGGAGCAGTGATCGGTTGCCTTCGTATTTTCCACGGAGGGCTGCAACGATCTCCTCGGGGGTCTTCTTTCCCTCGGAGCGGAGTGCCGTGGCCTCACCGTGGAAGGTGTCATAGACCCCGCTAACGGTGTCCTGCTTCACCTGCTCGGTCTTGTACTGAGCCTGGGCCGTGTTCGCCCTGGCACTGAAACCGTTCATGACCTTGTTATAGGCCCCGGTGAAGTGAGGGTCATTCCCGTATTGCTCTAGGTCGGCCCCGGTGCGTTCGCGGATGAGACCATCGAGGTTGCCTGAGTTCTTGTCGAAGTTGGTCTCGTACTCGATCGAAAGCTCGTTGACGCGCTCGTAGGCAAGGCGTTCGCCGTACTGCTTCATAAACGCGGCCTTGAACCACGGGTTCTCCATCTCGGCCATCTTGCCGCTGTTCACGGCATCGCGGGCTTCCTGGAAGCTCATGCCACCGATGCGGCGGTTTGCCCGGTCCTCGGCATCCTTCTGCGCCTTGGCAGCGGTTACATCGAGGAAATTGGAGAGCCCAGGGCTGATCTGAGCGAGCGCCCCAGCCAACTGCTGGAGACCATTCGGCCCCGAAGGTGGGGCCTGAGGACGGCTATAGGTATCCACCGGGCGAGCCTGGGGTTGCAAGGCTACATCCCCGATGGGGTTCCGAACCTGGACACGGCCTCGGTTCGCACCACCCACCGATGGGCGGTCATCTTGTCGGGTCAATCCCGGTAGTTTTGTCATGGCTATTCCGTTGGCTTGTATTTGCTGTAGCTATTCAGGCCGATGCCACCGATCTTGAGGGCGGCTGCAAACGGGCTAGGGCCGGAAGCCCATGGCATGGAGTTGATGCGGTCTTTGGCTTTCGCCTTGAGGCCGTCCATCTCGCGAGTGAGGTTCGCGGTGGTGAAGCCGGTGTTCTGCGATATGCGGTCTTTGGCCGTAGCCTCTTTACCGTAAACGTCTGCAAGAAGGGCATCGACCGAGAGGCCGGAAACACCTGCTTCACCAGCAGCGGCCATGGTGGTCGCACGGGCGGCACGGGCTTCACGGGAAAGGTCTTGCTTCTGAGCAGCGGCGGCATCTTCTTCCTGGATTTGCCGCGTCTGAACGTCAGCATATTCCCGGACTAGATTTTCATTCGCAGCTCTTTGGTTCTGGCGAACCATGTCGTTCTGCTGCTTTGCCTGCTGCTGGGCACCGATGAACTCCATGCCGGTCTGAACAGCGCCAATCGCGAACGAACTCACCATCATTGTAATGGGGTCGCACATTGGTCATTCCTTTAATCGGACCACCTCAAAGAACGGGTGATCGCCTGGGCCGAGGCCCTTGGTGATGTTGATGAATTTGAAGCCACACCAGCGAAGCCAGCGGTGATGCACCGTATTTCGGCAATCGGTGTAGTTCATGAGGAGCTGGTATTTCTCGTGGAAGCGGTCCACGAAAGGCCGGGTCTTCCTGAGGAAGTCCGTCCGGTGCTTGTTGATGTCATCGCTGGCAAGAAGCCAAATGCACCCCACCATTGGGGAGGCAGGGTGCGGCGCGGTGCCAAACATCAGGACGGCCTTGCCTTCCTCATCGATAGCGGTGAAGCAACCATCAGGTGACCTCAGGCCGTCCATCAGGCTCTCCTCCATGGAGACCCCACCTGCGGCCAGCACCTCCTCAACATCCTCCTTGCGGAGTCGAGGCGCCAGATAGGCGGCATCCTCGGGTGTCGAGGGTCGAGCTGAAAGCATGCTAGGTTCTCCTGGAACGGATGATGAAGGTCGCCTCCCACTCGGCTGAGAGGAGAGCGCAGGGAAGCGGCGTGTCGTTGATGATCTCGATCTTGGTGTCCTCGTTCCTCCCCGAGATCGCGAAGCGGTGGCGACCCTGCTCAAGAGAGGGCTGGCCGAGGATGTTATGTCCGGAGCCCAGGACGCGGCCTGAGAAGATCGAGCGGAAGGTATCCCGCTGCATCGGCGTGACCTCGGCGCGGAAATAACCGGTGTCGTTGTAGGTGATGATCATCCGCCGAAGCTGCATGCGTCCAGCGCCGACCGTCATCTGACCACCGCCTAACGCCTCCTCCTTGATCACCAGCTTCGAGAAGGTGTAGCGGAACTCATAAGAGCGCCCGATGATGAACTTCGTCACCTTCCCGTTCACGACAAAGGCGTTGCTCGCCCAGGTCGCCGGGATGATCTGACCACGCCGGTATGGGCCTTCATCCTGGCCGATGATCTGGAACTGTGATGGGGTGTCCACGGTGTACGGAAGGGTAATCCTCGTGGTGTCCGAAGGCGCGTCATAGGTGACTACGCACTGGCCTGCTTCCGCTCGCTGGTCGAGGAGGAACATAAACGGGATACCCTCGTCAAAGCGTCCAGCCTCTAGGCTGATCACCTCGAAGACGACTTGGCCATTTCGCTCCACCAGCATCCATAGATCGCTCTCGATGAAGTCCACATAGAGTATCTTCGAGCCCGGTGGGAGCGTCCACTTCGACCACGCGGACTGTAGTTTCTCAAGCTCCTGCCAGTAGTATTTGTAGACGTAGAGGGCGTTGGGTTCCTTCGGCGTGAGCGCCACTAGGACATCCTCATTTGAGCTTGCGGCTAGCTTCGTGACGCCCCCAGGGATGTACTTAGGAACGTGAGCGGTGATGTCCGAGGCGTCATTCGTCTTGGTCTCCCCATCCACGTAATATTCCCGGATGCCGGAATAGGTCCCCTTGTTCATGGCAAAATAGACGTTGCGCCCTGCCCCCACCGGCTTAGCCAGAAGAGATGCCTGGAACTCGGTGGTCTGGTTGATCGAGATCGTGAACGGGGTGAGCATGTCCGACGCACCAAGCATGAACTGGGTCTGATCGGAGAAGAGCAGCAGCGTTTCATTGAACGGAATCGCATGCCGGATAATGGATACCTTGGAATGGCTCACGGCCACGTCGATGGTGTCGGTGTCGAGGAGCTGGGTTGCCGAGGAGCGCCAAAAGCAGAAGAACTCACCCGACCGGGAGAACACAACGTTCTCGTCAGCGACAAGACCGAGGCGGTTCCGATGGAAGAAGAGGTCATTCAACTGCTTCCCCACGAATGAAGGCGGGGGAATATTGTCGGCATCACCTACCTTGCGCTCATCCCAGGGGATTTGCTCGAAAGAGAAGGTGCCATTGGCGAGGCGCTTAAGCGCATAGGGGAGCGTTCCGCCGTCAAGCTGGTATTGCTCACCACCCTTGTAGCTCTCCTTCCAGACGCCGGTTGCGTTACCACCGGTTGGGTTATCGTATTCGACCCAATAGTTGTCGAAGCTGGATGAGCTGTCCCCGCGGATTTCCACACGGAAGCCATGGACGGACCTAGCCGGGAGGTCAGTGAACCGCTGGACATAGTCCTTGCAAACCTTGATGCCCTGGTCGCCCAAGCCGTCCTTGGTTTCCACGGTGAAGTCGGTGTTCGTCTTCCGGACCACATGGAGGGTGGAGCCGTGGAGATACAGGTTATAGCTCGCGGTGAACGTCGCATCAGCGTTGAACTGATTGAGGAGCTGGTTCGCGATATAGTCTGTAGCCACCTGCTCGGCATGAGCGGCTGTCGAGCCGTCCGGTGTCTTGAATGTCTTCGAGATGCCGCCAATGGTGAGGGTATAGTTCAGGCCATAGGCCCCCTGGCGAACCCATACCAACGCTTCCCGTTGACGGGTAGGCGTGAGGGTTGATTTCATCTGGACGGTCACGGCCTTGTTGAGAAGGAACGTGTAGTCAGCCACCGTTACGGCGGTGAAGTGCTCATCGGGCGTGGCCGAGTTGAGGTAGGTCGTCCCGTTGGGGAACGCCACGGTGATCTCTGAGCCGTCCATTCGGAAGACCCTGAGGTTCCCGTTCGTGGCCACCACGACATACCGTTCGTTCACGTCGCGGTTGATGGTGTGAATGTAGGCGCGGCCCAGGGGCGTGTCGCTGATCTTGGCGATGAACCGGGCCGGTGGGCGCTTCTTGAGACCCTCGACCACGGAGCTATAGCCGTTGAGCTGGGCTTCGGCCTGAGAGGAGAGCCGCAGGGAGTACGGCTGCTGGGAGACCCCATTGATGAGGTTCGGGATAGTCGAGCTGATCAATGTCATCGGGAGGTGACCTCACCGATGAAGGAGTTGTCCAGGATATTGAGATCAGCGGTTTCCCCCTCGGCATCCTCCAGGGCGAACAAGGCCATCTGCTCATCCCGCAGGGAGAAGTTGGAGAGCAGCTCGGAGCCGATCTGGCCTTCCTGGAAGCGGCGACCGGCCTTGATGGTGATGTAGGTACGCGCTGCTTCCGGTAGCTCCTCGAAGGGGAGCAGGAAGACGATCTCGACCTTCACCGTCTTGCCGATCTCGAAGGTATGGTTCCTGCGGTCATAGAGCCGCTGCCCACGGACGACGAGATCGAGGCTCTTGTCAGCCCCCGTGGTGTCCACCTTGAGGGTGTTCCGGGGGAGCTTGATCTCACCCTCGGGATATGAGGGGGCAATCGGGTAGTCTTCTTCGGTGTTCCAGTGCCAGCCCTTGAGCTGGACCGCTCGGTTGACTGCGGAGAGGGCCTGGAGCGCCATCACAGCGTCGATGACGCCGCTGTCCTCCACGCTGTTGACTGGAGGTTCGCCAATGGTGGCGATGATCTGGTTCACAGCTTCGAGGACCGTAGTGGGGGTATCTGCCAGCATGGGCGGGCCTCCGGTCGATAGATGAAAAAAAGGGGAGCAAGCCGAAGCTCACTCCCCAAGTTGACGGTGGATATCTATCCGTACGTGGATAGGATTAGGCGGCAGAACGCACTTCGATGGAAGCCTGCGGGCGCAGGATGCCATGGCCTACGGCGTACTTCGAGATAACGAAGTGAGCCTGACGGCGCGGGTCGTAACCGGCGTCGAGGCCGAGATCGAGCAGCTTGACCGTACCGACCGCCTGCTTCTGCATGACGAGCATTGCCGTCTTGGAGAAGTCGCCAGCGTAACGGGCCGGTTCACCACCAGCCTCGACACCTGCTTCGATGAGGGTGCTGGGCAGGTTGTTGGTCTTGACGATCTCGATACCGGCTACGCGGTAGACCTTGCCGTCCGAGTACGCACCAGCGCCACCGAAGTCGCGGTTGATGGTCTTCTCGGCCTGGACCAGCTTGTAATACTGGGCCGGACGGACGAAGGCGTAGCGGTCTTCTTCCGGAACGTCCTTCTCATCGAACTTCTGCGCAGCAGCGAAGAGAGCAGCGGCGAGATGGTCACCGTTGGCGAGGAAGTCAGCCGACTGGGGCATGCCGCTTTCGGTCGGAAGAACAACGGAACCACCCGGAAGGCCCGAGACCGCGTTAGCGGCACGAGCTGCCAGGACGCCGACCTGGAGGATATGACGGTCCATGACCTGGGCGAGCTTGCGGCCCTGCTCGGTCGTCACGATGGAACGCATGTCGTAGTGGTTCTTCGCTTCATCGATGTTCGCGAAGTAGGCATCCGAGACCAGGAGGTCATCGATATGGATGAGGACTTCGTTCTGGTTCACCTTCTGGCCCAGCAGCTCCGCACCCGGAGTATGGTAGAAGGCGTCGATGAGGCCGGTCGCCGGGAAGGCAGCGGACTTGCCCGAAGAGATGGAACGGGTCATGTGGCGGTCAGCCATCACCGTCGCCTTCTCAAAGGCCGTCAGAACTTCACCGGCATAGATCTTTGCGAAAGTCGCATCGACGGAACCGGCACCGTTGATCTGGCCAAGGCGCGTGATATTTGCATCAGTCATTTTGGATTTCCTGTGATGAGCTTGGAAGTTGATCAGGCTGTCCAGCGAACTCGTCACAAGCAGAGCCAAGGTTATCCTCCGCAGAGGGCAATGGGTCGGCGTGTGTTGTTCTCGGGATTTACCTTTGCGTCACCGCGCATATCTTTGAGCGCAGTGTGACTAGCTTCATCATCAGGATGGAGACCGGCCCGAAGGCCGATCTATTTCTTGCAGAACCTCTCCCACTTCAAATTGTAGGAAAAGACTTCTCTTTGGGTTCCCTCGGTATCGGCTTCATGCCAACTCAAGGGTTTGGCTATGGAGCAGAACGAGGGTTCAGGGGGTGGACCGCTGGTAGTCGCGCATCCGCTCGCGGAGAGCATCAAGCTCGCCAGTAAGAGCATCAGCGTCGATCTGGTCAGCAGTTTCCTTAGCTGCCTCATTGATTTGCTCCTGGGCTTCACGAACCTCATCCCTGCCCTCCTCACGGAGCCGGGTTTCGCGGTACGTCTCAAGGAGACGCAGAACGATATTCAGGATGAGAGTGAGGAGGGAAAAGGCTGTGGTCATTAGGTCTTAGCCTTGACCTCGGGCTTCTTGGCCAGGACCGAGGCGAGAACCTCAGCGACCTTGTAAGCCTTTGCCAGGACTGCATCGTCCTTCGGCGTGGGGGTGAGCTTCACGATCAGGGCGGCAAGAGCCAGGACTGCGAAGACGATGTTGAGTAGCTCGCTGGCGTTAGCGACTACCCAGGCGAATACGTCTGCCATGGGTTTCCTTTCGGGTTAGAAGACGTTCGAACGCCCGATCTTTGCCTGGACATCAGCACGGTAGGCTGCATCCTTGGCATAGCGGGGGTCGGACATTGCTGCGGTGATTTCTGCGGTGGACCGGAAGGCATCGCCCTGGTCATCGCCGTTGCCGCCATTGAGGAGGCTCGGCTCGTCACCGACTGCGGACTTGTACTTGGCCTGGAGGCCGGTGATCGCAAGCTTGATGCTATCGACATCGCCGCCGTCCATGACCTTGTTGAACGCGGTGATTTCCTGCTTCGACATATTGGAAGCAGCCCAGCCGACCATCTGGCTGTAGCCTTCGGCACCGCCGAACTGGCCCTGGATATCGGTGATCATCGCCTGGGCCTGGGCTTCCTGGCCAGCGATGTAGGCATCCACGATCTCCTTCGGCACACCGGCTTTTTCCAGTGCGTCGTAGGTCGCGGTGGAGAGTTCGCCGTTCTGTGCGTACTCGGTCGAGAAGGCGTTGAAGTCGAGACCCATAGCTTCGACCTGAGCCTGGGCTTCCTGGGCACTGGCCGGGACTTCCGGAGTACCCTCAGGCTTGCCGCCTTGCTTGGCCTCAAGGGCAGCATAGGCATCGGCCATGGCCTTCATCGGGTCTTCGGCGGAACGGAACTTCTCCGGAACCCAGTCCGGGATTTCCTTCGCACCAGCGGCGGGAGCTGCCGGTTGCTCACTTGACGGCGGCGTCAGAGCTGCATCGGCCTTGGCGAGCATAGCAGCTTCGTGGCCTTCGGGTGCGTTTACCGGCATTGCATTTGAAGTGGATGGGGTCGTCATCAATAGTCCACGATGGTGAAGCCCGTAGACCATGAGGTGCTGGTCGAGGGCGGGGTTACGATTTCGGGGGCAGGCTTGGGGGCCTCCTCCGTTTTCTTGGTTCGGACACGCTTCGGCTTCGGAGCTTCCACCGGGGCCACCTCAGCGGTGACCTCGGGAGAAACTACGGGTGTGGCCACGGGCGTCTCCGGTGTCGCCACTGGGGCGACCTCGGGGTTTTCCATGGGTTATCCTTGGGCTTCTGGTTTGAGCTGGTCGCGGACGGCTCCAGCCATTTCCGGGACGAACTGAGATGCCATCGCCTGCATCTGCTTCTGCTGGCGGGCCTGTTGAACTTCCTGATCGGAGCGGACAAGGCCGGTGGCTTCGATGCCGATGGCGGTTGCTGCTCGCTTGATGTAGTCGCTCACGTTCAGGTACTCGGCAATCACCTCCGGACCCAACGGGGCAAGGCGCTGGAGTAGGCTGTCGAGCTTCATCTGATCATGACCACGGCCAAGGGCTTCGAGGCCCGTGGTGATCGCTGGCTTCACCACACCCGAGGGAAGCGTGGGGAGTTTCCCGGTGCGCTCCAGGGAGAACATGATGCGAGACACGAGTGGGAGCTGGAACTCCTGGGACAGGATGGAATAGACGCCACCCAGGGCATCCTCCAGCTCGCCCGCCATGTAGCGGATTTCCTCGGCGGTCACTCGCTCACCTGACCGCTGGATAGCGGAGTTGAGGAGGAAGGCCATGGCAAGCCGCTGGCTGATCTCGCTCATCGTCTCTTTGGCGATGCGGAAGTCAGCGTACTTGTCGAGCTGGAGGAAGGTAACATCGGAAGCATCACCGGAACGGACGGCACCATTCGGAGCCTCGGCAATGGTCTTCTTGCTGGTGGTGCCATTCGGCTTGACCAGGATGAGGATTTTGGCGGCGGCTGCGGAGCCTTCGACAATCGCCTTCGTCAGGACTTCTAGCGACTTGAGATCGCCATAGTATTCCTCGACGTAGCCACGGCCATAGTCTTCGCCGTCGATCTTGGTGAACCGGAGCGGAATCCAGGCAGACTTACCCTTAGGATAGCTGCCTTCCGTACCGGGAACCTTGACGCTCTCGACCTCCTGGTAAATCCGCCATTGCCCGTTCACGAGCTTGACGTGGGTGTAGAGGTCCATGGTCTTATCTGCCGAGAGAGCATTGTTATACTTCTGGCGGGCATTGGGACCGAGCTTCGATACAAACGCCGGGGGCAGCGTATCGGGAGCTACGGTTTCCTTGGTGATATGCTCCAGGACGTTACCCATGGGGTCGCGCTTGACCACAAAACGGTCTAGCCGGAATGCCCTCATGCCACCCTCGGGAGGGAGATAGAGGAGGACGTTGCCGGAAATGATGAGCTGCTTCAACGCCTCAAAGGCGGTGACGCGGATAGCTGCTCCCTCGATCTGCGTCATCACGGCCCGCTCGACTTTGCCGAGGGCTTCCTCAACGAGCGCCTTCATGCCTTCCTGCTTAGTGAGTTCTTCAATCGTGAAGTCGTCAATGAGCAGCCGGAAGATCGGAGCGTTCGGTGGGAAAAGTGCCAAGAGAAGCTTGGAAGCCAGGTTGTTGACGCCTCGTGCCCCGATGCCCTGGAATGGGGTCGGAAGAGATGCGTCACCGGAGTGGCCTTCGGGAGGAAGCAGCGTGGGAATGGTTAGTTTCGCTGCGCTTCGGGCTCTTGATAGGAACGGTTCACGCAGCCGCATGAGCTGCGAATAACGCGCAGCAGCGGTCTTTGCCATGTTAGGTTCCTTAGGCTTGCGGGATATTCAGCCCGGTAGCGCCGCCCGTGTTTCCAGCATCAAGCTTGATACGGAGCGAGTTGCGGCCCTTCTTGCGGGCCTTCTGGACGGATGTGTCGTTGTCTTCCTCGCGGACGACATCGCCCTGGGCCGTAGCAGCCGAGGGTGCAGGCGGGGCCGGAGCTGGGGCGGCTGGCTCGTTCTGCGGGGGTTTGGGGGTCTTGCACATTAGGGTGACCTTTTCAGGCGTCCCTTGTTCTGCTCCTCAAACTGGAAGCGGAGGAACTGGACCACCCTGCCTTCACCGGCCTTCGCCCAAAGCTCTCGCTCGGATTGCTTTAGGTCGGGGTAGGACGGCGGGAAGTTTTTCTCCAATTCCGTAAGCAGAACTTCGGGAATGGGTGGGAAGGATTGAGACATTGGAAGGTAGCCTCCTATGGTGGGCTGTAATCAGAAGCGGGTAACCGCCTCCAATACTTGTTGCTCCAGGTCCGGGATGGTCCCGTCATTGATGAGCGCCTTGTCGAAGGCGTGATTGGAGAGCAAACCCTCAGAGGGATGATCGGAGACCGAGATTTCTACTCGTGGGTTGTAAACGCACCACGTCTCACCACCCATCGCCTTGATGAGGTCGTACTCGTTCGGGAAGCGCATATCGTCAATGATCACGCGCTTGCCCCCATCGATCAGCTTGCGGACCTTTCGGCCAGCAATGGTAATCCAGAGGTTTGTGTCGAGGGCCTTCCGGCCAGCCTCGGTGCCCATCACCTGCTGGATGCGGCGAGAGCTGAGAGCGTCGAAACCGTACTCGGCCAAGGATGTCTCCTTGAGGTGACCTTCCAGGTAGTCCGGGAGTTGTTCTTCGGGGACGCCCATCTCCCGGAGGAACACGGCAGTGACCGCTTTCACGGGACCGGCGAACTTCACCAGGGAGAATCCCAGCCCCTCGATAAGGAACTGGGATGCGGTGGACTTCCCCATGCGGGATGCAGGCGAATAGAGCCCGATCAGGTTCGGGGTTTTGGAGACCAAAGGATTGGTTCCTTCTTCTTGAAGTCATAATCGGAAGCGCGGAGGATGCGGGCAACGCGGGCCTGCTGGAGGGCATCAGCTTCGGTGAGACCGGCTCGATTGAAGGCCGACACGACCGAGGCCCAGGGGTCGGCGGTAATGCTTTCATCCCAACGGGTTTCGATCTGGCCCTTACGAGCGCCACGGGTGAGCATGTGTTCGTAGGGGATGAAGAGCAGGCCCTCATCAAGGATGCGCTTGGCTTCCACCGGGCCGACCCCAGGGCACCCGGAATAGCCATCCGTGGTGTCCCCCGTGAGCGTCTGGAAGAGATGCCACCAGTCGGCCTCGGCCTGGGAGATTTCCATGATGCCGTCATCAAGGCGATGGACGAACAAGCCTGGAATGGTCTTCATATCCTTGTCGATGGATACGATGACCTTCTCACCCTTGATGACCGGAGCGGTCGCCAGGATGCCCATGCAGTCGTCACCTTCGAGGCCAGGACGGAAATAGGCATCATGTTCGTCAATGAGCCACTGCTTGATGGTCTTGAGGACCAGAGGCTTCTTCACGTTCTTGCGGTTGCCCTTGTAGGAAGGCAGGACACCGAACCGGAAGTTACCCTCGCTGTCGGTCAGGCAGAGCTTCATGGCGGTGCCGCTCAGCTCATCCATGTAGCGATCGAGCATCTCGAGGACGGCTGCTTTCACGGCCTCCTCGTCACAGTGCCAAGTCCAGTAGCCGTCACCCCAGTGGGTGGCGACCTCCTTGGACGCGGCAGCGTTATAGGCCACCACGTCCGCGTCAATCAGTAGGGTGCGGCTCATCGAACGATCTTCTCCCGCACCCATTGGATGCCGCAGAGGAGGACCGCCAGGATGAGAACCGGCCAGAAAGCCATCGCCCTGGGGTAAATCACTTCGTCCCATGTGTTGGTGAAGTGGTTCACTAGGTCAACGATTGCCGCGATGACGAACCCCACCAGGAAGTAGAGGAGAATGATGTCGATCATGCTTCGCCTCGGAGGGTGTGGAGGTGCTGAATACCCGCAGCGGTAATGCGCCATTCGCGGCCATAGAGACCGGTGGCGATGCGGGTGGTGATGAAGCCGTCAGATGCGGCCATGCCGATGAGGTCGGCGTGTTCTCGGGCGAAATCGCTCTTGGTCTTGAAGGGACCGTGCCAAGCGCGGCTGAGAACGTCAGTGAGTTTCTTTCCAGTTGTTGCCAATTTTGAACTCTCCGTCGATTGGGCAGCGGAACTTGAAGTGAGCGGTGCAATCCCTCATCGCCTGGACGAGGACTTCACCGACTTCGGTTGCGATTGCTTCGCGGGCATCGACCTGCATTTCGTCGTGGACATGCGCCACGAAGGCGTAGTCACGTCCGAATACATATCCTCGACTGGATAGCTTCAGATACGCGAAGACGGTCGCCTGCTTGGCGATGAGGGCACCTGCGGATTGCAGGAGGGTGTTGAGGGCAGCATGTGCCGACCGGATGTGAAGCTTGCGTCCATCCAGGCCGATGAGGTAGCCGCGCTCAGCGGCCTTAGAGACGGCCTCACGAAGCTTCGCGATAGCCGGGGTCTTGTCCAGGAAGCTCTTCTTGAGGCGCTTCCCTACCCGCTTGAGGTCTTCCTCAGTCGGGCTTGGGTTATATCCCAGCTCGTTCTTGGCTGGGAAATACTTCTTGTAGACCGAGCATCCTAGTCCGTCGCGGACCTCGCGCATTGCGATGTCTGCCACAATAGACCCGGCCTTCGCATCACCGGCACCGTAAAGGAAGCCGTAGATGAACGTCTTGGCCCCACCACGGAAGAGCTTGTGGATTGGGAACCGATCTTCATCTCGCTCGGTCCCGGCAGGGACGAAGCCAAGGGCGAGGACATTGACCCAGTGGATGTCTCCTTCGAGGAGCATTCGGCCATATTCGCCGTCATCGTATCGAGCCATGAAGTGGGCAAGGCATCGCAGCTCAAGGCCCGAGAGGTCGGCACCAACGAGCTTGCGCCCTTTACCGACACCGAACAGGGCTCGGCAGTCCTCACCGTAGGGGGCACCCACTGAGGGCACCTGGGCGACATTAGGGCGGGAATGGGTGCAGCGCCCGGTAACGGCACCGTTCGTATTAACGCCACCATGGATGCGGCCCTTGCGCACAAGGCGAAGCCACGCTTGATCACCCTCGGCAAGCTGGCCGATGCGTTTCTCGATGAGGAAATGGTGAGCGAGAACCTTAGCCTCAGGCCAAGGCAGCTTAGAGAGAATCGTCTCATCGACCTTTGGCTGACCATTAGGGGTGAACTCCTCAGGCTCCCAGCCGAACTCCTTCAATCGCTGGGCGATCATCTGGCGGCTGGAGGGGTTGAACTCTACGAGTTTCTCTTTGAAGGTCGGGACGCCTTTGACGTACCCCATCTTCTTATTGTTCGCCTTGGGGACGAACGGGGTCCGTACCAGGACAGGCGGGAAGGAAGCCTTGAGCTTCTCAGCGATTTCCTGGCGCTTGGCGATCAGTGTGGCATAGAGCTTGGCTGCTTCTTCTTCATTGAAGCCGAAGCCGTACCGCTCCTGCATAGCGATGACAGTGGCGAAGGCATGCTCCAGCTCGATGGACTGAGGGGCATACTGCTTTGCATCGATACGCTTGAGCAGTTCACGGGTGACCGCGATGTCCTGCTCGCAATAGGTCTGCATCTCGGGCGACCAGTTGGCCCAGGGGTCGAGCCGCTGTTCCTCCATCATCTTCGAGTAGTCGCCCTTCCATTCCCCCAGGCGGAGCCCCCAGGCTTCAAGGCCGTGGGAGCCAATGAGCTTGCCTGGAAACTTCCCCTTGCGAGATTGCTTCGCGTCCCAGTCCCCGAGATTGGAGAAGATGAGGCGGGATAGAACGAGGGTGTCCGTGATGATGCCCTTAGGCTTGAACCACGGGTAAACCTTCTGGATTGCCGGGATGTCGAACTTGATGATGTTGTGGCCGATGAGTTCTCCGGCCTCCATGAGCAAGCGCACGGCCTGCTCAATGGTGATGGAGATCACGATACCCGCTGCTTCGTTCGGGTTTTTCCAGGTGTCGGCGTGATCGTGGGCGGAATACATGACCCCGGTTTCGAGGTCTTCCATGCAGACCGAATGGATGCGGTCCATGGTCTCAAGCAGCCCGTTGCTCTCAATGTCGAAGTTGTAACGGGAGCCTTTGACCGTCAGGGGCGAACCATCAGGGTTACGCCAGATAAAGCTTGGGGTTTCCAAGGGGATGTCCTCTCGCGGGAGTGACACCCACGAGCAAGAAAAAACCCCCTTCGATTAGATCGGAAGGAGGTTCGTCGTGGGGGTAATGTGGGGAGTGACCAGCTTGTGGTCGGGGTACTTTTCCTTGAGCCGCTCGAAGCGGCGCAGGCTACGGGCCTCATCGCCCTGGCGAAGCAGGGTGAAGGAGTTGCCCAGGGCGTCCGTGAGGAACGCGGTGGTGTAGTCGAAGGACCAGCCGCCGAACTCATTGATCCACGCGGCGATCTGGCAGATGCCGAAGTCATTCCGCTGGGCGACACCGAGCGGCGAGAGATCGACCACGTTGTCCAGGAAGATCACGTTGAGGTCGATCTCCCCGAACTTCGAGTAGCCGACCACGGCGACCACCTCACCAAGACCTTCGCAGGACGGCGGGATGTTCTGGACACGGGCATAGCCCCTGCCCTCCAGGTATTCGTTGAGGGAGTTGAGGGCGTCCATCGACCACGGGATGAAGATATCGAGGTCTTTTACAGGGGCTCCAAGGAAGTGGTCCCTAAGCGCCCCACCGGAGAGAACCGGGTTCGTGCTGGTGGCTTGCCCGATCTCGTCAAGGACTTTCCTCCAGTCAGCCGGAAGCGGCCCCGAGGCGGGGAAGATATTGTGCAGGTTGTTCATGGGGTTTCCTTAGAAGCCGTAGACGTCGAACGAGCGGTCGTTCTGCTGCTGGCGCTGGTAGTTGGTCAGTCGGTTGAGGCGGGCTTTGGTGATGTCATCGTGGGTCACCTGTTCGCCACGGAGGGCCTCCAGGATTGCCAGTTCCATCTTGTGAGCCACCTGCCTTGCGGCATCCTTCGCCATTTCGGCATGAGCCAGGAGATCACGGCGATGCTCGGGAGCAATGCGGAGAGACATGCCGAGCTGGCGAACGTCCACTTGATCCATCCGGTAGGTGTGGTTCTGTCCTGTGTGGAGGACGACACGGAACGGCGCAGGCTCGGTGACGATCTGGAATGGGAGCGGCTGGCCATCCATCATTCGGTCGATGGATGCTTCGAGCTTGTCGTTCTTCGCCATCAGCTCCGTTTGCTGAGCAATCATCTTGCTCATCTGCGTCCGGAGAATTTCATTGGCGGCTTCCGCCCGCTCGGCTCGGTCCAAGGCTTGGCCCAGGTAGGACTTGAGATCGCTGATCTTCTTCTGGAGTGCCCGCTTAACGAGCCGGGTCTTGCGACCTTGGTTCTTGAGGAACTCGACGTTGTAGCGCTCCAGGGTGACCTCGGCTTCCAATGTGGAGTTGCGCTCACTGAGCGTCCGAATAGTCGTAGCCTGCTTCGCTGCTCCCTCAATGAGGAGCTGGTTGTTACCTTCCAGGGTGGCAACATGCTGCGCGGTCATGTGCAGCGAGTTGATAGCCATCTTTACGTGCTGGTTCATGGGGTAGCTTTCAGGTTGTGGATATGAGAACAAAGGTAGAACATTGCCCCGCTCCCCTGCAAGAGGGAAATAGGACAATGTTCCTATGTTGTGGATAATGGGGAGTTGAGAAGGATAACATTCCTAGAAAGGGATATCCCCGCACGTCTCGTCTTGAAACGTTTTCTCGTCCGGAAGCTCGGTCTCGAAGAGCCTGCCGGTATCCTTCTCGTACCCCAGGTAGATGACTTGGCCGGTAGCTTGGCCGGTGTATCTGTCCTTGAGGACGCGGAACGTGGTGATGGACCTCATCTCCTCGTTCTCATGCTGCTGGTCGCGCTCCAGGCCGAACATGTAATGGCACCAGAAGCCGATACTCCGGGAACCTTTGAAGTGCCTGATCATGACCCGGCCACCTTCCTCGTGGGGCTTGCCCTCGGGGGTTGCTAGGTGGCTGATGAGGATGATCATGCAGTCCAGCTCTTTCACGAGACCGCCGATCTCAGACATGATGACCTCAAGCGCCTTCCGCTCATCCTCCTCCGCAGCGGCAAGCGCAGTGAGGTGGTCGAGGTAGAAGATGCGGACGCCCTCAGACTTGTTGAGGAAGCGCATGGTTTCCCGGATGACTTCCCAGTCGGTCGCCCCGAAGCTGTCGTAGAGGAAGAGCTTGCCGCCAGCTTCGAGCTGGTCCACGGCCTGGGTCAGTTCGTCATTCGTCCATCCCGAATCAGGGACGTGGAAGCGACGACCGGCAAGCTTTCCAGCTACCCGGCGTCCGGTCTCCTCGGGCTGCTGCTCCAGGAAGAACAGGCCCACCGGCTGGTTAAGCTCGGTGATGTCGAAGACGATCTGCTGGGTGAGGAAGTCGGTCTTGCCAATCCCGGTGCCAGCGCCCAGGGCATACAGCTCACCATAGCGGCGACCGTAGGTGAGCTGGGTGAGAGACCCGAGCCACCAGGGAAGGCCCCACTCGATTGGCTTGAGGAGCTTTTCCTTGATGTCCCCGAGGGTGACGATGCCGTCCGGCCGGTGCGTCTTGGCGTTCCAGATGGCTTGAACGATCTTGTCGCCCTCGCCTGCCAGAAGCATCTCATTGGCATCCTTGCGGGGAAGCTCGGCAATCTTGACCTTGCCCGAGGGGAAAAGATCGAGGCAGGCTCGGGTTGCTTCCCTCCCCGGCTCGTCCTGGTCGAACATGAGGACGACTTCCTCAAAGCTGTTGAGCCATTCGAGGTTCTTGGCCAGGGACTTCTTTGCGCCCTGGGCACCGTTCGGAATGGAGACCACCGGCCACTTGTTGCCCTGGACCTGCGAGACCGACATGGCATCGATCTCGCCTTCCGTGATCACCACGCGGCGACCACCGGAGGGCCATAGGTGTTGCCCAAAGAGTTGGGCATCACGGGAGGAACCGATGAAGGAGAAGTTCTTATCGGCATCGCGGGTCTTCTGGCCCACGAGGTTGCCGTCCTCATCGTAATAAGGTGCGGCCTGGACGGTCTTGCCATTCCTATTCTGGCCGACCAGATAGCCGAACTTCCGGCACGTCTCTTCTGTCAGCCCACGCTTGGGCAAAGCGCGGTACTCGCCCTGGATGGGGTCAAACATTGTGGTGCCTTTGGGTTTGGATTGGATGGGTGGGGAGCCATCGCCGGGCTCGTGGTAGCCGCAGCCAAAGCAATGGCCGTGGCCGTCCGAGTAGCGCCCGAGGTTATCTCGGGAGCCGCACTTCGGGCATGGCTCCTTGTGAAGAAAGGAGCTGTCTTCTGTCATGGGAACTTGTACTGTGCGCCTCATCTTGAAGCGCGTGGGAGAACCGCAGATGCCGAAGCCAATTAGCCTCAGCAACCTATTCAGTGGTGGGGGGCGGAATTGATGAGCCGACTGAGGACGAGTTGAAGCTGTTGGGAGCTTTCAAAGGCTGCCAGCCCAACGACACCATTTATCTTGATGATCAAAAAGCCCTGTTCGCCAACGTCCAAGACCTTGAGAAGGCTCAGGCGGGGTTGGCGAGACGAGGTTGGGTGAAGCTCATTCCGCTACCGAACGTTCCGGGCCGTACTGATCGGCTTTGTTCGGTTGTTCTGACGCTCGATGGTTATCGCAAGCTGGAAGAGATTTAGTTTCCGTCTGGGAGCTTGTGGACCCCTTCGAGCATCAGCACGTTAGCGTGGTCGATGATGTTGGCCGCTTCCGCAGTCGTCAGCTCACCGCGACCGACCGCCCCAGCCAACGCCTGGGCGTAGCTGGTGACGATCATGGTCATGATTGCGTCGAGGGAGACGATAGGGAGGCGCACCAGTGGAGGCCGCCGGTCACCCTTCATCGACCCACCAGGAGCCAGAGGTCTTGACCTGGGGGTTGATAGGTGACGCAGGAGGAGAGGATGAGGAGGAGAGCGATGGTGACCGGGAGGAAGATGAAGAGAGGCACGGTCACTCCCCAGCGAAAGCACGGAGGAGCGCCAGGGCCACGGCGTTGTCGCCCAGCATGACCTCGTCACGGACCCGGCTAGCCTCAGCCTTGATAGCTTCGCCCCCCGGTAGATAATCGTCATTCACATGTTCGAAGTTGATGTATTCAGATACATCAAACAGGTCGGACACCGCCACCGTGTGATAGCGATCACGCTTGATCTCCGTCTTGGCTGGGAGCTTCCCCTCCATAAGGAGCCGCTGTAGCTCTTCGTCAGAGATCGTCTTGGCCGGGACAGTGCAAGCCTTCTTGAGGTCTTCCAACTTCCGCTTCTCGATAGTGTCGATGCGGGCCATGGTGTACTTGACTTGCTGCTGGTTCATGATCAGCGGACCCGTGCTGACCGAAGGCGATACTCAGCATACGGCGAACCGTTCGGGTCTTCCTTCATGAGGGTGTCGATCTTCATGCCCTGGGCCTTGAGATCGTGGACGCGGGCAGCGAGGCGGAATGCACCATAAAGCCCGATGGCTTCGAGCTGGGTGAGCGAGCGGCCAGAGAGGAAGTGCTGGCGGATGCGTTCAATCTTGGTGGTCAATGTCTTAGGCTCCGTGCTGGAGGAAGTTGCGGAGAAGGCCCAGTTCAGCGGAGACCTTGCCGGACTTGATTGCTGCGGTCGCGGTGGCAGCGAGGGAACGCTTGATGCTCACCTTGCGGTAACCCTTGGTCGGGTGGAGGACGCGCTCGGCGGTGGAGGAGATCGGGCGCTTACGGGAAACGGGCATTGGTTTTTCCTATCGGTTATCGATTGCGCATTGGCGCTGGGAACGCGGAAGCCCCCGGCCCGTGAGGACCGAGGGTTTGTGAGGATTGCTATGGTGGGTTCTAATCAGCGGACGCGGATGGTCTGGCCGATCTTGAGAGCCTTGATCTTGATGCCGGGATTGAGCGCCGTGATCTGATCGACCGAGACGCCGCACTTGCGGCTAAGGGCAAACAGGGTGTCACCCTCGACAATCGTATGGTAGGCCCAGCCGTTGTCCTTCGGCGCTGTCTTCGGCGTTTCCGGAACCGGCTTCGGGTTCACCGCTGGCTGCTTCGTGACGAACACGCCGGTCTGGTTGATCCAGTTCCGAACGTCGAAGCACGGGCAGTCCTTGGCCACCTTGGGGAAGTCCCGGTGACCCTGAATGGTAGCCTTCGGGTACTTGGCCTTGAGCTGGATGAGCAGCTCGGCCAGGGCGGCGAACTGGGCTGAGGTGAAGTTGTCTTCGCTGTGACCCTTGGCATCGACGCCACCGACTAGGCAGATGCCTACCGAGATGGAGTTGTAGCCTTCAACGTGAGCGCCGATGGCATCGACCGGGCGACCGATCTCAACGCGGCCATCGCGGCGAATGACATAGTGGTAGCCGATCATCAGCCAGCCTTTGGCGCGGTGCCAGCGGTCGATGTCGGCGCGGCCAATGTCCGCAGAGGGAGGCGTGGCCGCACAATGCACGGCGATGTAGTCCGTGCGGGTACGGGATTTCATGCTCATGGGGTTTCCTTGATCCACCCCAGGGGGATGGTCTTGTCCGCGAACTGGAAGCCGTACTTGCGGCACCAGTCGGCATAGGTCGTTGCGGATGTCTTGGAGATTTTCGCCTTCGAGTTTGAGAAGACGAAGCGGATGTCCAGCTCGGGATGCTGGGCCTTGATGAGGATATGCTTCTGGCGGTCGGCGGTGACGAAGCGGCCTTTGGTCTCGATGATGATGCCGTTCGGCAATTCGAAATCAGGGGTGTAGTTCGCAGCTCGGGCAGGCTTGGTGTACTTCACTTTGCGCTGTTCGAACTTCACTTCGATGCCCAGGGCTCTGAGCTGGTCAGCGACCTTCTCTTCGAGCCCCGAGCGGAAACCATTCCGAAGAGCATGCTCCCGCATCTCACTGGTGAGGGTGCGGGCTAGCATGCTTAGAACTCGACCTCTTCTTCACCAGCCGGTGCTTCACCCTCGTTACCGGAGAACGGGCTCTCGCCGTCTTCGTCCTTGGTGTATTCGTAGCCGTCTTCTTCACCGAAGCCGTAGGCCGATGCGGACTTGTCACCGAATTGGCGAAGCTCGATGATCTGCACTGCTTCGAGAGCCAGCTTGCAGGACGCACCCACGGTCGTGGTCGGGGCATAGGGGATGATCTGGAAGCTGATCTTGCCGATGGTGCCACCACCGATCTCGACCTCGCCCTTGATGGGGTTGCCCTTGGCATCGAACAGTGCGGGCTTGCGGGTCCACGGCTTGCCGGTCTTCTTCGAGACGCCGGACGCCTTCATCGTAAACTTGAACTCGACTTCGCCCGTGGGCTCGCCGGATTCTTCATCCTCGACGTGGGCATATGGGAGGTATTTGGTTTCCCACTTCTTGGCCTCGGCCGCGTTCTTCGCGTTGGCCTTGGCCTCCTTGAGGCTGTCGGCGGCTTCCTTGTCGCACTTGCTGATCAGGTCAGCCACGCCGGGGGCATCGGATGCGACGATGAGTTTGACCGAGTATTCACCCTCGGCTTTGAACTTGGTGTCCGGAGTGGTGAGTTTCGGGAATTTGAAAGCGCCCTTCGGGGAGTTGAGGGTCGGGCGCTGCGGTGCTTTTGCCATGATGTTTCCGTTGCCTTGAGCCCAAACAGAAAAACCCCCTGGCCAGGGTGGCACAGGGGGCGATGCTTGGGTGTGGTTGAGAATTGCTATGGTGGGTCGTAATTAAATTTGCCGGGATGACGCCGCTCTCGCGTTGCCACCAATCCGGGAGTTGATAAAAGTGATACTCTTGTATGTTGGGATGGGATGACAGACGGAATGGCGACCACTAGTCATGTGAAGAATCCACTCACGGTAATTGCGATCTTCGCAGGACTGGCTGAACTTGGGGGGACCGCGGTCCTGCCACTTCTAGCGACTGAGACGCAGACGACCTACGTCTGGTTTCTGATGATCTTCCCCAGTTTGTTAGTGCTCTTGTTCTTTGGCACTATCTGGTTCGCTCATACGAACCTCTATGCTCCGTCAGACTTCGTGGATGAAACGAACTTCGTCAAAGCTTCCGGTGCATTTCTAGACGCGAAAACCTATCGGGAGGCGATTGAGGTTTCACAAGAAGTGGCGGCTGAAGTTATACAAGAAGTGCATGACACACCGAGCGATGAAGTGGAGCAACCGCCCCCCGCCGCGCAGGTCCAGAAAGTTGACCCCGATAGTTCAGTCCCTAAAGACAACGCCGAGGGCACCTATACGCTTGAACACCGGCACTCCGCGACGCTTTCAAGGGCCGTCCAGCGAACCGCGTCCGAGATGCGAAGGGGCAGAGAGGCAGTCTGGTCGATAGCTCAGGAACTTCGGCTCTGGGAAGAGCTGGCAATTGACGCTATCAGTCGTTCAACCGGGTTGCCATTTGAGCGAAACGTTTCCCCACGGGGCGCTCCGGAGGTGGTATTCGACGCGGTGTACCAGACCGACGAGGAGGTGACTGTTGTTGAGGTGAAGTATAACCGGTCTGGCGGCTTGCCAAAAAATGGCTACCAAGACAGCTTGCACATGGCATTCACGTACTACGCAAAATTGCCTAAGGCCAAGCAGAGGGTGTTTTCGTTCATCCTGGCAGTGGTCTTTGAGGAAGGTATTAGTCAAGTCAACAAGGACCTATTTCGCCGTGCGTTTCATATAAAGCTCGCGGACTATCCCTTCCCCATCACCCTTCGGACCTTCGAAAAGGCCGAACTTCAGGCCACCCTAGTCGAACGGTAAAAAATCCCGTTGTGGTTTCGGTGGGCCGCCGCAAGAGCGGCCACGTCATAACCCTGCTCGCGAAGCTCAGCGCCCATGGCGAACGAGATATTCCGGCCCGACCGCCAAATGGCGATAGCCTTGCCAAGGGTGGACTGCATTTCGTTGAGGTTCGTCATGGGGATTTCCTTTGTCGCGTTGTGAGGATTTCTATGGTGGGTTCTAATCATCTTAGGGAACTTATGCGCAGGTGGATTAGTTACGCGAAAAAGAAAGGACTCTCCAGGACTTGAGACAAATCCAGAGAGCCCTTCTTGGGCAGCGTTGGGAGGGCTTCGTGATCGACACCGAGCATCATGGCGATCTCCTCCTTGAAGGATTGGAGGACATCATGGTCCCCGTACATGCGGACGAACTCTTCCCGGAGGAACTGGGCCATTGCCCAGGCGTTGCCTGCATGGGTGCCGTAGCTGTCATGGATGAGCGAGAAGGAGCGGATGCCTTCATCATGGCAGCGGGAAACCGTGAGCTGCATATGAGCTGCGTCCATGGAGTGGACCCAGTTGGGAGAGATACCGCTCCCCTGCTTCCGCTTGTCGATCTTCTTCGTCGCTACGTCGAGGGACAGGCGCATGCGCACCTTCTGGAACGTCAACGCGATGCGCTTCTGTTCGCTGGAGGTGTACTCCTGCATGACCTTGAGGCCGGTCGGGGTGTTCCAGATAACCGGAAGCCCTTCCTTGGCGGCAATCTTCGCCACCTCCTGGAGCCAATCCATGGCACCACGAGCAGCAACCACGACCTCCCCCACGCAATCCCAAATGAGGAGACCGAGGAAGGATGCAGCAGAAAAGCCGGTTCCCTCGAAGGGGAACGCCTCGCCTGCACTCTGCTTCCAGGGGGTTACGGTGTCGGTGAACACCTGCTCCCGGAAGCCGAACTCCGATGCCCCATAGGCCAGCGTCATGACCGGGCGCTTCGTCACCTTGCGGGTGATGCCATACGCCAGCCATTTGCGGGCCATGGAGCCATCGCTCTCTACGATGATGGTTTTCGGTTCCTTCGTCTCCTTGTCCAGCACCTCCTTGGTGGTGGTGTCCTCAGGGCAAGCCTCGGAAATCTCCTGGAGCTTCTTGATGAGAACCTCAGCGACCGTGGCATAGATATCGTTCGGCTTATCCCCCGGCACGAGGTTGACCGCAGCCCCACCGACCTCGTCCAGGAGCATGGCCGAGAAGTTCTGGAGACCGTTACAGGTGCCGTCCATCTGGACCGGAAGGTGGCTCTCATAGGAGTAGCCCTCGGCCCGATAACCAGCCCACTCATGGCAGAACGCAAGCGCCTGCCAGGGCTTCTCAGCGGTGAGCCAGAAGCGGTTATCGTAGGGGTCGGATGCGGACGCGAGGATACCTTCCTCATTGTCCTTCACCCACTGGACACGCTCCTCCATCGAGCATTTGTCCACGCCCCAAAGACCAGCGCCGTGGATGGCGAGCCAATTGGCCCCCTCCTCATCGCCAATCGGAACCGAGTTGGCGAACTGGAGGAGACCATGGGCAGCGTCGTCGCCCTGCGGATTGAGGAACAACGGCACGGCATAGACCCGCCCCCGGAAGTCCATCTGGTGAGGAAAGAAGAACTCCTCCTCATCCTTGAACCGCTCGGCCACCCAAAGCATGCGGGAGAAGGCCAGTCGCTTGGACACGGCGCGGGCATTGGCTTCATAGATGGCCGTCCGCTCGGACTTCCAGCGCATAAACTGGTCCACCTGCTCGACCGTCATGTCCTCCCTCTTCATTTCCGGGGTGAGCCATATGGGCTTCTCGGGAAGAGCGATGTCGTCAGCCTGGGGTAGGCATTCGAGGGTGGATCGATTGTCCCAAAGCGAAGTCATCACGTCATAGACGCGACGGTTGATGGTCCAGGCCGTGTTCTGCATGGCGTTGACCGAGTGATAGACCTTGGGCATGTCGATGCTGTCCAGGTCGGTGAGGTATTGGCGATTGCCGGTCTTGATGAGCCGCAGGTTGCGGACGCGACCGGACCAGTAGCCACCCCGGAACGGCGAGGTCCACGGACGCGGCGGAAGGAGGGTCGGAAGGTAGACCGGGGACAGAGGGGCAAGCCGGGAGTTCTCCGTGGCCAGCCAGTCCATGGTGTCCTTCGTGGCGACCACGTAGATGTTGGTGTTGTTCACGCCTTCCGACTGACGGACGGTTTCGAAGAGGCCGGTTGCCTCGACCACGATCTCAATGAGCTT